CTGTCCACCTATACGCATTTACTGGAGAAAACAGACGATGAGATGGTCGAAATCATGAATGCACTGTCAAAAAGTGCTTAAAAAGGTATCAAAAAGGTATCACGATTTCAAATACCCCAGTATTATTCGGCATATTCAGCGATTTGAATATTTCAACAGATAAGCTCATAAACTCTCTTAAACGCAAATAAGCCCGTATAAACGGGCTTTTTTAGTTATAGATCAGCACTGAAAAACATGGATTTTCAGGCAAAAGGTATCACACGGGTATCACGGGCATAAAAAAAGACCCGCCCGGAGGCGAGTCTGAACCGTGTCTGTATTCTAGGGGAGATTTCGAGAAACACGGTTTGGTTTAAATCAACCCCCTGTGCACACTACAGATGGTTGATGATCTGGTCCTGGTATTCGTCTCTGACTTCTTTCAGCTTATCGATACCGTTTCCGTCGATCATATGATTGACGATGGCGTTCAGCGCCTTGGCTGTGTATCGATCTGTTGCTTTCCGGTCCTCTTCGGCTTTTTCCAGAACTTTAATCCGTGTTTCGTGGTTTTCAATCTTCTTGATCGGCTGCATTGCCCACTTCAGGAAGGCAGCCACGGCGGTGATCCCGCCGACGATCCAGAAGACCTGTGATAATGAGATTGTGATGTCACTGTTCATCGCTGTTGCCCTCGTACTCTTCCCGTTTTGCTTTTTCGTACGCAGCAACAGATATTTTGATGCATCCCGCAACAAACATGCCGAACGCAGAAATGATGGTAGTTGCGGTCGCGGTCGGTTGCCAGTCAAGAGCCAGTCCGACTACTCCAACAAATGTAGCCAGGGACGGAATGAAATTGATGGCGAACCACTTCAGTGCGTCATACGCCTGATCTGACAGTTTCATGATTTCTTCCTTTCCAGAGCGCCGTTCTCGTTGAAATATGCGAGAACCGGATGCTCGCCGACATGCATCCGGCCGCTGTCATCCAGACAATACCAGTTGTCTTTCCACTTGATCCATCCGGTCATCATGCGACCGTTCCCGTCAAAGTAATACCAATACTCTCTAATTTTCTTCCATCCGGTGACCATTGCGCCGTTTTCTTCGCAATAGTACCGATCATTCTTGTAGTCGATCCATCCTGTGGCCATATAGCCTCTGGCATCGAAGTAATACCATTTACCGTTGATCAGCTGCCACTTGTTTGCTGGATATGTGCCATCGCCGAGATCGTACCACCAGCCGGTATCGTTTTTCTTCCATGATGGCTTCGGCTGCGGTTTCGGATTCAGATATGAATTGATCATCTTGGTGATCGTTCCATCTTTGATCAGTCCTTCCAGATATGGACCCGGGCAGGATGTGTTTGCCCAGTCCTTATGCATGTTGATGCCAGGACCACGATAGCTGTATGTGGTCGGGATTCCGTATCTCTTGGACCACTCTGCATGAATCTGCGCGGCCAAATCAATCACTTTATCAGAGATATGCCACTGGCCGCCAATCTGATCGTTGGCGAGCTCGAAAGTCAGTGCCGAATCATCGCAAAGGTGCGTTCCTGTTGTCCACGGTCTGCGTTCCTCCGGGCACCAAGCGTAGACGGTTCCGTCTGTATGGATTGATACTGTCGGAGACATCTGCCTTGCGCTCTGCATAATTGCCATGAACTGACGAACGGTGAGATTTCCGGCCATGTGGTGCCAAACCACACGGTTGATCTTCTTGCCGTTACGGCTTGAGAATTTGCCGTGAGCGAAATAATAGAAGTCAGCTTTGTTGGTGATAGTGAAGCCTTCACGCTTCATCCGGGTGGCAGCATCAACTTCTTCCGGTTCGTCACCGTCGCTCAGGTCGATGTACTCAGCCAGCGTTTCTTCCGGGATAGTTTTGAGAACTTCTGCAACTTCTTCGTCCGACAGCAGATCATCCTCAGTCAGCATGATCGCTCTGATAGTGGGAGTGATACTAATTGGTTCAGCCATATTTTTCAGCCCCTTTCATTAGAAAAGGGAGACCGTTTAGATCTCCCTGTGTTACCGTCTGATCTCTTCAAGAACCTCTTTCAGTTCATCGTCAGACAATGGTGTTTTATTTTGATTATTCATATTTTTCTTAGCTTTGGCGGTCTGCCATGCTTGAAATACTGTGTGTGCCGATCTCGCAGATCAGACAGAAAGATCATCCACAGCTTTCGCTGAAATCCTTTGGTTTGTTTGATTTTTTCTTTGCTCAGCTTCTCCCAATCCATGATTCACCTTGTAATCAGTACATAAGAGTACCGTTCCGTCCTCGTAAGGAATAAATGACTTAACCTCATACAATCCGTTTGGAACTGCATCGGTATTTTCAAAAAGAATCGTGCTGTCATCCGGCACACTTTTTAAATAATCACTCAATTGCTTGGCTGTCATGGTCACCTCATATCATCGTGAAGCATCATCAGCGCCATGGTGGCTAGGATACTCACCAAAGGCAACAGCCACAAGACCAATGTCGGAACGTGCTGTATCTCGAAAAAGTATTCAATGATCTCCTGCATCTTTTTGCCCCTTTTGTAGCTAACTGTCCCTATGGCTCTCTGATTTAAAGTTTCCTTTTACGCAGTGAACGTGCCGTTCATATAGTTGTTATATGCGATGGCGGTATTGGTTCTGATAAGGTCAGATGCACAGTCAATAGCAGTACAATCGTGAACCATATTATTAGCACCACCATAGAACTGAACTACCACACCACTAAAGGTGTCAAATACACAATCATGAATATCTGTGTAACTTGCAACTCCGCCACCGTGATTGCCGATTGCTACAATACCGTTGTAGAATACACAACCACTGACCTCATTATATCTTGACGGTGTTCTGTCGATTGCACCATTACTCCAAGGCCAAGCATCACTATTGTACGGGCATTCAATCTGAATGGCTTCAGTCGGAGAATTGTTAATAGGCGAACAATCAAAGTAACAATCCCTAATCTTTGAATGCTTGCAAGCAGACAATTCGATTTGATGCCATGAGTTTGCTTGATTTATGAATTTACAGTTTTCAATGAATACTCTTTGGGCATGAACGAACGCAACAGATGTGCAGTTATAAGAATGATTTTCACCATTCTGATCAAACGTTGCTCCATGAAACAGAATATCGTGAACACCGTTATATTCCGTAATGGTTGAATCTCCTGCGCTTGTGAACATACACGTTATATTTGATCCTCTTTTGAAAACTGTATTCGGTTCACAATAGATCACAGTATTACTTGGAATATACACAATTGCCGTCATCAGATACGTTCCACTTGGGAAATAACAGAATCTATTTTCGTTAATGTACTTCTGAATCGCTGAAGAAGTTTCCACCACTCCTGTATTGTCGCATCCGTTATTAACGGCATTATTGCTTACATCAATTTTGTTTCCTTCAAAATCATATACAGGCATTTAATTCACCCCCTCAAATACTTTCACTGACTTAATTACGGCGGTAGCAAATGACTGCCCTGCACTTGATCCAAGGTATAAGTTACCGCCACTGCTTACATTCGTACTGGCAGAATATTCAGTTACTCCATCAATGATAATCCTAAACGGTGATGTTGGATTTGTTGAACTAGTTTTAGCACCATATGTGAAGGTAACTATTTTATTAGAAAGTTGATTATGGGTAATTGAATCAGTAAGAGCAACCCAAGTGCTTCCGTTATAAACTTGGAAAGTATACGGTGATGAATTTCTTAAGATAAGTCCCGAAGTTGTTGCCCACATCAGAAGTCTACCATGTCCGCTTGATACTTTAGACACGTTTCCAAGTTCAAATTCCACAGTTGCATTACCACCGGAAGGTATTACTGTTCCTAATTCAACATAACTGCTTGAACTGTTAAGATGAACACCTTCAGAATCTTGTGTTGCATCTCCACCTAACGTCAGTACGTCACCAGTAACGGAATCAGTAAGACCCTGCGTGAAATCAAATAAATGAAGTGCGACCCTTTCGGTAACTGTTACATTAAATGTTGTTGACTGACCACCATAACTGACTGTGATGGTAGATGTGCCGACTGTAAGTTCACCACTTAATGTATAGTCTGTTGGATTGCTAGTTGTGCTATCACTCCAGTTTGCGGTCACGGTTAAATACTGCTTCAGAACACTAAGTGAATCAGTGTTGTAAACAACATTTGTACCTTGATTAAACACTGCTGACAAACTTGTAACACTTGCTTGAGCAACAACAACTGAACATGTTCCTGTAATTGATCCGCTTGTACAGGAAATCGTGCAATTTCCGAAGCCGACAATTGTAACAAGACCAGTCTGATCGACTGTCGCAACAGATGTATCAGAAGAAGCCCACACATGTGTATCTGTTGTATCAACTGGCAGAATCGTAGCGGTTAACTGTTCCGTTCCTCCTGTTGTGACAAATGACAAACTTGACGGAGAAATAGTTACATTTGTTGTCGGAATCGGAGGATATAGTGCTTCTCTAAGAGCCTCATACGCTTCATCAAATGTATCTTTCCCCACAACGCTTCTGAAACAAGCGAGTAAGGCTTCTTTCATTTCTTCAGTTAAACCGCTACCTGTACCGCTTTCAATCTGTTCTTCAATCTGATCAATTTGGCTCTTTAAATCACTGAGCTCGTCACCAACTTTCTTGGAATCGGCAGCTGCTCCCTGGACCGTCAGGCTCTGGTCAACTACCGGAGTTGTCGGTGTCAGGTGTTCTGACATCCAGGCAGCGACTCCCGCTGCAATGGCTGTCGCGGATGTTCCGTCAATAGCCTGCTGGATCAGGCTCAGATCCGACTCACTTGGAACACCTTCGTCTGCCGGGCTTGGTTCAACAAGGAGCACAAAATTCGCTGTTCCATGAGTCTGATCGTCGATCAGCAGTTCGAATTTATTCTTTCCGGCTGCAGCTGTCATCTGCTCGGTCTCTGTGACGATAACGTAGCCTCTGCTATCTGCTTCAGCTGCGTTTGCGATCAGATTGCCGTCTGCCTTTGTTCCGACAATGGCAGCGGAATCTGGATAATACTGTTCGCCGGTTTCAGAATACAAAGTGAAATACCACTGTTCCCCACGGTCATACTGTGATGCATTGATGACCAGAGGGATGCTCCGTCCGGCGTTCAGATACAATTTAAAATCTCTTCTGATTGGCATAGTCGCTCCTTAAACGATTTCTCTGATGGTCTTGTACAGAGTAGCTTTTTTCTGTCCTAAGACCATTTTTGTATAACGCTCATTAAGCGAATCGAATGTATGTTCGACTGCTTTGATCGATGTGTTGAAGTCCTTGTAGATCACATTTACTGTGTCGCCCAGGTCGACAGTCTCAAATGCTTTCAGGTGTTTGTATTCTTCTGTCTGCCATAACGGTACGAATGAAACAGTGACTGTATCGATATATTCGCGTCCGATATTGTTAGCATTGATGTATCGTGTTGATTCGCTGTTCAGCTGGGCTACTGTCGGTGTTGAATCGAAAGCCGATGTCGCATCGTTGATATAGATCTTCGGCGTCGGGAAGTTACTGGAACCGGATGCATAGACAACAGCTCCATTCACAACTGTGTCACCGCTTGCGTAATATGACAGCACTCCGCTGTATGCTGATTCAATACTGCGAACATTCATGAAGGATTCCATGTTTTTCGCATACCTGATCGACACGCCTTTGTTGCTTCCTCTTGACCGCAGAACCGAAACATTGAAATTATCAAATTTCAGCTCTCCGCCGAAAATATCCAGAATCGACCCCTCTTCGCCGCCGAGACAGTTCCGGAGCGATCTCGCCTGTTTCACTTGGAAAACAAGCGCTCCGCTTGTCATATCTGTGGTGAACGTGAACGGGATATTGAGGAAAACACAGTTGTTTTTCAAGCCTTCCAGCGCGCCCTCAATTCCCGTCACTCTGAACGAATTAACCGGATAACCGCTGAGATCATACGAAATGTGATTCGCTGAGATTTTCAGCTTCCGGTCCTCCAGCGTTTCCTGGATCTGACTGATCCGAAACGCCTGAGGTCCATCTTGCTGATTTGCCTTTGCGTAGATGATTTGCCCGTGTGCAATATCCGAATCATGGATGCCGTCAAACGGATACATCATTGTCAGAGTATAGGCTCCGTTAAGAACCTCCCTGACTTCACAGCTGATGGCATCAGACAGGCGACCGAGTCCGTTGTTGTTGAACGATGTGGCGGTCGCCGGGAATAAGATCGGGATCATGCCTGAGTGCCTCCTAGATAACAAAGAATCTCGGCATGATCTTCAGAACCTCGTCGCCTTCGAATGAACTGCTGTAAACAATCTCATTCGTGCCGGGTACCAGTTCCGGATCTCCGTTAAACGAAACATCAGCATTTCTGTTTGTGATGATGTCTCTATCAACGGAGTAACAGTCGAAGGTCTCACAGTCGATCTCAACATAGTTATTGTCATTGTTTGTGACTGTGATGCTGCCGATCAGCGTTTCATCCGCTCCATAGAATGTGATTGTCCCGTTGCCCTGGAACTGAATCAATGGTTTCGCGGACATGTTCGTCGAGTTGTCGATGTTCCACGTATGGAAGCTGGAAGTCGCATCAATCCATTCCTCTGACCATTTCAGCCATCTCTGCGGGTTCATGCGAAAGTTTAAAGTAAACCGTCCGCTGTAATTAAACGGCCTCGGTGTGGGACTTACAGCGCCAAGAAAGAGTGCTTTCCGGAAGTGATCCGGATCGTTTGAAATCTCAAAACGCTGGTAACCGTTGATCCCATTCAGGTACTGGAGCAGATTCCTGTAGTTCTCAACAAAATCCCTGTGGATATAGCAAGGAATCGCGATGTCCACATCTCTGAATTTGCTGAATATGCTGAGATCCCCGTTCCGCCCAGGAATCGATATGAATTCATACTCTTTTTCAGGGCTTACGAAACTCCTGGATCCATCAATAAGCGACAGGCCAAACTCGCCGAGTGACCTGCCGCCATAAACAATTGAATTTCTCATTAAGCGAATACCTCGCTTTCTGTTTTGATCAAATCCGACAATCTGGTTGCCAGATCTCTTGCAAAGACTTCCGGATCGTCGACATTGCCGTTGACCGTAACCGTCAAATTGATCGGAGCGCTGACAGTGCTGTTTGTCGCGTTACGGATCATGTTCATCAGACTGTTTGTTCCGACGACCACTTCAGATCCGGCTTCACCGCCTCCAAGAAGACTGCCATTCCTCATTCCGAAGATTGTCG